AGCCAATCCCTGCACCATTTGTAATATTTGGTGTGACTGCAGAGGGAGTGGCTCCTCTTGTCGCAACTCCAAGCGGGGTCAAGTACCCCCACGACATTCAAGCAACAGTTCTTAATACAATAGTTAACGGAAATGCACTTTCCCAACCTTCATGGAGCTTTTTAGCAGAGCTCGGTATAATACTCATCGGAATGATACTTATTATGGTGGTAGCTAGTAACATATATCTTAGCTTACCCACCATTATGACACTCATAGGAGGTATTGGCTTCGCTTCTTACAAACTTGTGGAGTCTTCCTACTTATTTGATGTTTCTGGAACGCTCGTTATCTTGTTTTTATTCTGGAGTATTGTACAATTTCGTAGTTTTATTACTCAATACTTGTTGAGATTACAGATCAAACAACAATTTGGGACGTATGTCAGTCCTGACTTAGTTGAAAAATTACAAAAAGACCCATCATTACTGAGATTGGGTGGGGTCACGAAACGACTAACTTTCTTATTTTCGGATATCCGAGGATTTACCCCAATTTCTGAAAAATACCAGAAAGATCCACAAAAATTAGTGGAGATAGTTAATCGATTTTTAACTAATCAGACTGAGATCATACAGAAGCACGAGGGTTGTGTGGATAAATACATGGGGGACTGCATTATGGCTTTTTGGAACGCTCCCTTAGATGTAGAGGATCAAGAAAGAAAAGCTACTGAGTGCGCTCTCGAAATGAGGGAAGCGCTGGGAGAACTAAATGAAGTTTTCAGAGATGAGGGAGTACCTGAAATACATACAGGGTGCGGAATCAACACAGGACTTTGTGTTGTCGGTAACATGGGTAGTAATACTAGGTTTGATTATAGTGTTCTCGGCGATGCTGTTAACCTCGCTGCTCGCTTAGAGAGTAGCTGTAAGACCTATGACACAGATTTAATTATTTCAGAGTATAGTCTAGTCGATGGGTACAACTATGATTTCTTAGATGAGGTGGTTGTGAAAGGCAAGTCGGAACCGGTCAAAATATATACCATACAAAAATAGTTCTTGACACCAACTACAATTTTTGATATAATTACCAATATACATAAATTATGTAAAGACTTTAATGGGGAGAGGCAAATGGACGTCAAGGACGTAGCAGCCGACCTTGCGAAACACGAAGCCATATGTGCCGAGAGATGGAAAACTGCCTTCAAACGGTTTGATGACTTAGATTCGCAGGTCAATAGAATAGAAACGATAATGATCGGTGTATCTGGCGCTATAATCTGTGGCGGAGCAGCAATCATATGGACAATACTGTCCATGCACAGTTAGGAGCAAAAATGGAACAAGATTACGAAAAGAAAGACATTAAGGAGTCACCTTCAACAAAGGCCGCTCCTAAATCAGATATGCCAGAAGGCTGGGAATACTTTGTAAGACGCAGTAAGCATTGTGTCAGAGGTCCAGATGGTATAATACACAAGTTCTACACCAAGAGCGAGGCGGTAGATCATGCCAACGGATAAGAAGCTAGAGGCTTTGAAAGAAGCGTCGTCAGTATCGGAACAGATGCAAGACGATCTAGAGCCTATAGAAGAAAAAGTAGAACTCACTAAACGGCAAAGAATAATAGCGGCCAAGAAAATAAACTTGCAACGCAAGCGGAGGCAAAAATTACCACCGTCCCTAAGATGACGGGAGAGGTAAGATTAGCTATATGCAATACATGTCCTTTTTACACTCTATATGTTTGTAAAAAATGCTTGTGTTTTATGCCTATAAAGGTAAAAATACGGACTGCCAGATGCCCGACGGGTAGATGGTCATAGTCCAAGGATCAATGGAGATCAGAAATGTACGGAACATTACAATTACAGGGAGATGAAGTAGCATGCCCTACTTCTGCAGGAACAGCCTCAGGCTTTACTGACAATAATCCCGATGAAACACTAACCATGCGGTTTAGTAATTATGGAGCAGCAGATGCTACCATACATTATTTGAACTCTGCTGGCGTGCAAATCGGAATGATGACTCTAAGAGCGGGAGCAGATATTATGCTCCATAAAAGAAGAACTTATCACAAGTTCTATGCAAGTAGCGCTGATGTTAAAGCGGTACCTGTTCTTGTGATGAGATAAATGAATTTATTCAAACGGCTTAAAAACATTATAAAGGGTAAAGACCTAAATTTTGATGGTAAAGTCGATATAAAGGATAAATTCATTGCAGCTGAGCGAAAAGGTAAAGAAATTGACACCTTTAAGCCAGCAAAAGAAAAGAAGTAAGATTCTTTGGGAGAAAATTATGGATATGGTAAAAAAATGTATGGCGTGGGTAAAAGCCAGAGTAAGTGAAAGAACATCATGGGACGGAGCAGTAATTATTGCTATGTGTGTGATGGTAATTTGTTTTGGCGGACTAGCAAAAGTAGCGGCTTTTGTAGGTTTAGGCTATGGAGCTTGGACTTGCTATAAAGCAGAAGCTTAACAATACAGGAGGTAGCTATTATGACGCTGCCAGCTGAAAAAAGAAAGTTAGAAGAAAAACTCACTTTACCACCAATGATACTGGCGATTGAGAAGGCAACGGCAGTACTAATCTTGAAACAGAGATGTAAGTTAGAGAACCTTCGAAAAGTTAAAGAGCTATCGGCTCTTCCTTCCTATTTAAGAGGCAATACGTTAGAAAGGATACTAGGAGAATAGTATGCCAATTGTTAAAGTTAAAGAAGGGTGGAAAATAAAAAATACTTCTGGAACGTCTAAAAGCAAGAAAGCGGCTAAACGTCGACTTCGTGCGATTAAATGGCGACAAGGGAAAAGACGCGCAAAGCGTAGGAGAAATCAATGAGATTTAAAGTAGAAGGCACAACGGGTGCCGCCCCAACAGGTACTGGCACAGCTTCAACAGTTGAAAGTGCATCTGAGGTGTCTGTATTTAATAACAGTACCACAGCATATGCAGTAACAATAGTAACAGCAGCAAGTGGCACAGTAGTTGGGAACATTACAGTAGCTGGCGGAGAAAGGTTAATACTTAAAAAAGAACCTACTTGGGCTATATATGCAGCAAACGCTGCAGTACTGCTTTCACCAGTTAACACTAGAGTATAACTTAATAGAGAAATAAATGTTTGAAAGCGATAAAGCACATGAAAAGGACGGCAGAGAGCTATGGCTTAATGAAAATGTGGTCAGTGCTTCAACGTTCTTAGCAGCAATTCATATGAAGGAGCGTAAACGTGAACTCAATGAAAGAGAGGTTGATATGAAAAATCTAGCTCTCGCTTATTTATTTCTTTATAATGTAGTAGAGGAACATAACCTACTCGAAGGCGTGGAAAGTTTCTTTACAAAAGAGACGATCCACTAATGCTAGAGATAAGTAGAAAAGACATAGAAAAGAGTGATTTAATGGACTTTGGAGAAGAAAGGTTTATTAAACTCCCCATTGATGGGTATATGGATTTACTAGGGATTGAACCTAATAGCACTCAGATGGCTATTATTAACTCAATAAATAATCCTAAATACAGGTTTATTTCTGCCGCAGTAGCTCGTAGACAAGGAAAAACATATATTGCCAATGTAATTGGACAATTAGTTTGTTTAGTACCTGGGTGTAATGTGCTACTTATGTCACCTAACTACTCATTATCACAAATTTCCTTTGATTTACAGAGGAATCTTATCAAACACTTTGATTTAGAAGTTATCAGAGATAACGCTAAGGACAAAGTAATCGAACTATCCAATCATTCTACAATTCGTATGGGATCAATAAATCAAGTTGACTCCACGGTAGGTCGATCCTATGATTTAATCATTTTTGACGAGGCTGCACTAGTAGACGGCAGAGATGCCTTCAATATAGCACTTCGTCCTACACTAGATAAAGAAAATTCAAAAGCACTGTTTATTTCTACTCCTCGGGGAAGGAATAATTGGTTTTCAGAATTTTACTATAGAGGATATAGTGAGGAGTATCCTGAATGGGCTTCTGTTAGAGCAACCTATCATGAAAATCCTAGAATTTCAGAGATAGATATTGAAGAAGCTAGAAAGACCATGTCAGAAGCTGAATTTAATCAGGAATACATGGCAGATTTTAATACCTA